CTTTGACTTTAATTCTTAAAACAGTTGATCAGGTAGGTAAGGCATTTGGTAAGAACTTTGGATTACAAGAAAAGTTTACCGAGTCAATTGCTAATTTAATCTTTGACCCAGAGGAAACAAAAAAGAAAGGAGAGGAGGAACTTGCAGCACTTGACAAAAGTCTTACAGATTTAAAAGATAAACAAGCAGGATTTCAACTTCAGATAAAAGCTATTGACAAGAAAGGTGCAGATGATAGAGCAACTGCTAAGAAAACTGAAGATGAAAAAAACGAACAAAAAAATAAAGAGAATAATGATAAGTTAAAAGCCTATGCAGATGAACAAGCAAAGATATTGGATGAAGCTAATAAAATTATTGCTGAACAAAATCTAACTGCAAGGGAAAAAGAATATAAAAATATTGATGATTCATATAAAGATAAATTAGCATTAGTCGAGGATGGTTCTGCTCAAGAACAAGCATTAAGAGAAGCGTGGTATATTCAAAGACAAGAATTATCTACTAAATTTAATGAGGAAGATATAGCAGCTAATAAAGTTACTACTGATAAAATAGCAGCAGATAAGAAGGCAGCAGATGAAAAAGCAACCCAATCAGCATTAGAGAACGCACAAGCAAGGCAGTCTATTGCTCAAAGTTCATTTGATATTCTTTCTAACATTGGCGAGTTGGCACTCGGTCAACAATTCAAACAAACGGCAGCAGGTAAGACTTTGGCTATTGCACAAATAGCTATAGATACTGCACTTGCTATTTCAGCATTGGTTAAGAACTCAGAGGCAAATCCTTTGAACGCTCCTACAAGTGGACTTGCAGGTATAGCGCAATTTGCAGGTGGTATAGCGAGGATTACGGCAAACGTAGTTAAGGCTAAATCTATTTTAAGTGGTGGTGGTGTGGGTAGTTCGGGTGGTGGTAATGCAGGTGGTGGTGGTCAGCAAAACTCTAACCCTCCTCCAATAACAGGATTCACTCGTGGTGTAGATGCTCAAGGCAATCAAATTACCAAAGTAGTAGTACTTGAAAAGGATATTACCAACTCTCAAAATAGAGTAGCAAGAATCCGAACAAACGCTGAATTGATATAGTCATATTGCATATTTTAAATTATTAGTCATATACCGATAATGGAGTTATACATCTTAGATATTGATGAGAACGAAGAAGACATTACAAGTGTATTTGCAGTAGGATTAGTTACACAACCTGCTATTGAACGCAATTGGATGGCATTCGCTAATCAGAAAGAAGTATTCGCAGTAGTCGATAATGATAAAATGATATTGGCAGGGCCATTAATGGCAGCCGACCAACCTATCTATCGTAGAGATGGCGCACACGAATACTATGTTAGTTTCCCTGCAAAGTCCATTGAGAAGATAGTAACCAAGTACGGAAGAAGTGGTAAGACACTTTCATTTAATATTAACCATAACGATTCAGCACCTGTTAAGGGAGCATTCCTCCAACAACATTTCATCATTGATTCTACCAAAGGTATAAACACTCCTCAAGGATTTGAGAAGTTACCAGATGGAAGTTGGTTTGGATTTGTCAAAGTAGATGATAGAGAGTTTTGGGATAACGAAATCAAAAGCGGAAATTTAAAAGGATTCTCAGTAGAGGGTTACTTTAACGATATAAAATTACTTGATGCTGAACAGGCAGAATTTGAAGAACTTAAAAATAAATTAATAGAATGTCTAAATTAGAAAAATTAGAAAAAGTAATCGGTAAAGAAATGACCGATAAACTAAGAGCAGTATTTACTATTGCCCAACCCGAACCTACAAAGTTCGTAAAACTTGCAGATGGTTCTGCTGAATTAAACGGCACTATCGAAGTAGGTTCTCCTATCACTTTAGTAACTCCCGAAGGTGAAGTACCTGCTCCAAATGGCGAACACGCTATTGAAGGTGGTAAGACTATTACTGTTGCCGATGGTGTAATTACTGAAATTGCTGATACTATGGTAGAAGCAGTAGAAGAAGAAGAGGAAGTTATGAGCGCAGAGAAAATCGAAGCACTTATTCAATCATCATTAACTACTCAAGCATCTGAGTTTAAAAAAGTAACTGATGCTATGGCTAAGACTATTGCTGAATTAAAAGAAGGCAACAAAGTTGCATTCCAAGCAGTGGCTGAATCTTTAGAATTAATTGCTGAGATGAAAGCATCTGCACCCGAGCCAAAGGCTGACCCAAAGAATGTATACGCTCAAAAAAGAGCAGCATCATTCAGTAAATTTTTAGAAATCAAAGAACAAATAAAAACAAAATAAACATATGCTATTAAGAAAATTTGCATACGATACTGCTGGTCTACCCGCAGTCGTTAACGACCAATCGCTTACCTTGTTAACTCGCTCCTTCTTTGAGGGCAAAACAGGTAGCTTATTCCAAGTAATGCCAGGTATTAAATCATCTGAAGAATTACATTACATCGAGAATGACTTATTCTACCAATCAGATAGTGGTTGTGCATTCAACGCTTCGGGTGCTACTACTTTCAGTAAAAGAACTTTGACAGTAGGTAAAATCAAAATTCAACAAGAGTTTTGTTCAAGAGACTTAGAAGGCTTCTGGACTGAAAGAGCATTGAAAGCAGGTAGTAACTATGACTACATCACTTTCGAGCAAGACTTGATGGCTTTGATTACCAACAAAATGATTGAAGCTAAAGAAGTAGCTTTATGGAAATCAAAAATCGGTGGTGGTGGTGGTTTGAACTTAATCCAATATGATGGATTCAACGCTATCATTGATGCAGGTATAGGTTCAACTATCAACGGAAACCCAAATGCAATCACTAAAGCTACAGGTATTACTGCTGCTAACGTAATCGGTATATTTGACGGTATGTGGGCATTGTTACCTGCTAAATTAAAGCGTAAGTCTGATTTGTCATTCTATTGCGATAGCGTAGTATTTGACTTGTTAGTGTTAGCTTTAAAGAATGCTAATATGTTCCATTACGATGGTGTGAGTGCTTCTCCTTATCAGAGTGGTGTTATCACATTGCCAGGTGCAGGTTATAAAGTAACTTGTCTTTATGGATTAGATCCTTTGAACGCATCAGGTACTGCTGCATTCGCTGCTGAACAACGCATCTACTTGAGTAGAGATTCTAACTTCGTAATCGGTACTGACTTAGAGTCTGATGAAGATTACTTTGATGTAAGAGAGAATCCAATCACCAAAACATTGATGGTTGACATTCACTTCAAAGAAGGTACTCAGGTGAAATTTTTGAATGAGATTGTAGTATTTAAATTAGTATAAGAATATGGCAACTTGCTTAATTGGAAACGGATTTACCCTTGACTGCAGAAAGTCATTGGGTGGTGTGGATGAGATTTGGGTAGGCGAGTTGGAAGCACTTAACACAACAACATTTGCAGTAAGTGGTGGCTCAGTCACCACTATGGCGATGACAGGTGGTAAGAAATTCTACAACTACAAACTCAGAAAACATACATCTGAAGCGAAAGCAGATAATGGCGGTGATGTAGCAACAGGTTCGGGTTACATAATGCACTCAGTTCAAATTCAACTTGACTCTTTTGATATTGCTAAGAGAAATGAATTACGCATATTGGCACAGAAACCTTTGATGTTCATCGTTAAAGATAACAACGGATTATACTCATTGTACGGCAGTTCTAAAGGGTTAGATTTAACCACAGGAACGGCAGGAACAGGTAAAGAAGCAACAAGCTTAAACGGATTTAATCTTACCTTTACAGGTAACGAGTTAGAATATCCTTACGGCATCTCTTCTGTTATCGTAGCATCATTAGTATAACTATTTAAAACATAAAGGAAGCCACTCTAATAGGGTGGCTTTTTTATTTTGCACTTTTGACACTTATTGTCATATACCAATATGATAAGGCTAGTAATAGGAAGTAATGTAAAAGTAGATTTAACTCTAACCGAGAAGACTACTATTGCTAATCCTACTTACCTATTTGAGTTTATCAATAATCAAGGGTTAAACAAAGTATATTGCATCTGTGCAGACACTTCATTGTATCCACTTAGATACAATCGTTTTACCATCGTAGTAAAGGCAAGTGGAGCAGTCGCTTTAAGTGGTGAGATAAACTTAACCATTGGCGATGAATACACCTATAATGTGTACGCTCAGACCTCAACAACAAATTTAAATCCTCTTAACGCTAATGAATTAGTAGAGAGTGGATATATGACATACGACAAATCTATGACAAGTAGAGCAGAATACGAAAACATCACAACAAGGAAAGTATATGAAAAGTAAAGTAATTACCTTTAGTAAATATCCCCTTTACTCAAATGAGACACCTTTGTTTAGAGAGCAGAAAGGTCAGCCTTATGTATCTAATGGAAAGTTTAACGACTATCCCGATTACTTATCTTACTTATACAATAACTCTGGCATTCACAATGCGATAGTAAGTGGTAAGGCAAAGTATATTTACGGCAAAGGATTCCAAGTAAAAAAGGATTGGGTAGGTAATACTATTCAATTGGAGAAGGTAATGAACTCCATTAATTCTTATCAGACACTTGATGAGTTGAGTAAAAAGAAAATCTTTGAAAAGACTTTGTATGGTGGTGCTTGTTATCTTATAGAGTGGGGTGCTTTAGGTAAGCCTATCTCAGTTACTTTGCAACCTTATAACACAGTAAGAACTGATAAAGATTGTAAGACCTTTTGGGTAAGTAAGAATTGGACTCGTGAAATGTCAGCAAGTACACGATGGAGACTTTCAGAAAATAGAATGCCATCTGATGTAGTGGAATATCCTGCTTTTAATATCACAGAAAAGAAAGGCAAACAGATATTATTTATCAAAGATGACAACCCTGCAACAGATATCTATCCATTACCCGAGTATGAAGCAGGTAAAACAAGTATTGAAACAGACATAGAGTGTGGATTCTTTCACTTAAACAACGTAAAAGGTGGCTTTAGTGCAGGTACTATGGTGACTTTTTTCAATGGTGCTATCGAAAATGAAGAAGAGCAAAACGAAATAGACCGAGCATTTAAGAAGAAAGCGACAGGCACAGACAACGCAGGTGAGGTTCTTATGAACTTTCAAATGCCTAACACTACTCCTCCAGATATAAAGTCTCTTAGAAGTAATGATTTAGATAAACAATACGAACAACTGAGTAAAGATGTAATGACAAAGACCTTAGTTGCTCATCGTGTTTCTAATGGTTTGCTATTTGGAATAAAAGAATCTAATGGCATCGGTGGTAATACTCGTGCTGAATTTGATTTAGCTTGGGAACATTTCTGTAATACCTATGTTAAGCCTAAACAACAAGAGGAGTGCGAAGATGTAAACTATATTTTAAGTCTATATGGAATCGGTGGCGAACCACTTGAACTTATTGTACTTGATCCTATTGGAGTTGAATTAACAACTGATACTATCTTTAGATATTTGGATGTAGAAAGTGTGAAGGATTTAGTTTACAGTAAACTTGGTTTAGAAAGACCTGCGGTTGAGCCTATCGCACCTGCACCAATTGAGCCTACACCTGCTCCTTTTAATAAAGCTTTTATGAAGTTTCAAGATGATACTATCCTTGCTAAGTTTATGGAAATAGGCGAGAGCGAAGATGACTTTGAAATAGTTTTAGAAGTAGGCGGATATGATGAGTTTGCAGTTCAATCAGATGAGGAAAAGATAGTAGACATCCTTACTAAGAATAAAAAACTATCAGTTAAAGACTTAGCAGGACTTTTAAAAATATCAGAAAATCAAGTGTATAAAATACTTGACAAGTTAATGGCGAGTAACACTCTGGCAGTTAAATATATTGAGCGTGGTGGTAAAATACAAATCGAAGTCGAAGAAGTTACTAAGCCTAAAGATATTGAACTATTAACTAAATGGAAATATACAGGCCCACAAGATAGTAAGAATAGAGACTTTTGTGCTTCTATGTTACAAGCTAAAAGACTTTATACACGAAGTGAGATAGATAGTTTAAACAACGATATGCAAGACTTTAACACCGATGTATGGAAGTATAAAGGCGGTTGGTATCACGACCCTGTAAGAGATGTGAATGTTCCTCAATGCAGGCATTATTGGCAGAATGTAATAGTAAGAAGAAAATGAGTTTAGTACCATTATTTATAAGCGCACAAACCATCAAGACCTATGGTATAATAGAAGGCAACGTAGACGATAAATTGATTAGTCAAACTATCGTTATGGTTCAAGATATGCAACTTCAACAACTCTTAGGCACAGACCTATACAGAGAGATTGCAGGGCAGATAGATGCAAATACTTTAACTGCGTTAAACACTACTTTACTTGATGACTATATTACTAACTTCTTAATGAATGCAGTAATAGCCGATGGTATAATCACTTTTAACTATCGAATATCTAACAAGGCGGTAATAACTGCTAACTCAGATAATCAGCAACCTGTAGGAAGTCAAGACCTTGAATTAATAAGAGCCAAATGGCAGAGTCAAGCTGACTTCTATGCTAAGAGATTAACAAAGTATTTAGTTCAAGAATCAACTGCTTATCCTTTGTATTTACTGAACAATGACATCAGCGATATTCAGTCTAAAAGTGCAAAATATAAAAGCGGTTTTTATCTTGGAAGCACAAGAAAGAGCAAATCAAACACCAGAATAAACTATCCTTACTGCTTAGACAATGACAACGACTGTAACTGTTAAAAAAAGAGGCAACAATAAAAAGAACATTGAAAAACTATTAGTGTTTTTGAAAAAAGAAAAAGAT